GTCCGGATGTACTGTTGTAATACATCAATTGGTGCAATGGCTTCATCACCTGCTTCACCACCACCAAGCAATGTTGCACCGAATATTGTCGGTTGTTTAAGGATTCCACCAATTGCATTCCACTTGACAGAAAACTTCGGAACACCTTCCAATCCCAACAGTTCAGCAGCTTTTGCCATAACACCTGATCCCTTTTCCATTGTCAAACTGATTGAAGGCATCTTGATTCCTTTGAATTTTAATTCAATATTGAAGAAATCTTTGATTTTCTTTATGGCTTTATCGACTGCATCCTTCGCTGAATTTATTTTTTCAGATATAACATCCTTCACTTTTCCGAAAATCCGCTTCGTTGTTTCGCTGACCACTGAAAGACCTGTTGAAAAAGCGGTTTTTATCAGATTTATTCCTGTTGAAACAATCGTTTTTATTCCGGAAAATACACCGGAAACAATTGACTTGATTCCGTTCCATAGCTTTATAATTCCATCAAAAGAAATCTTCACTGCCTTCATAATTCCATCAAAGGCTTTTGTCCATACCGGAAGTAATACATCCTTGATATAGTTTCCTAGGATAGATAGAACAGGCTTCAGAACGTTTTCCCATAAACTCTTTATGATTGTAAACGCATCCTGAACAACCTTTTGTATTTTAGGGAAATTCTGCTGATAGAATGTGACCACTTTCTTTGCCGATTGCACCACAAATTCAAAAACAGGTTTTCCAACCGTGTTCCACACCGTTTGAATCACATTCCATAGAATCTTCCATGCATTTTGCAGATAAGGAATGACATCAGCAAATTTTGAACGTGTTGCTTCTGTTGCTTCCGGAATCTTGGATGCCATTGTTTCAATGAATGGCAATGCTTTTTCAATCAAGCCTGCAATTGCATTTTTCATTGCTGTCATAATTGGTTCACCAACAGCACCAAGTCTTGCCATTGTATCTGTCAGCCTTTCATTTACTTTCCTTGCTTCCATAACATCCTTGTTGGTTTCCTTGTACTGTTCTGCCGATTTTGAATAGGTTTCACGCAAAGTATTTGCAATCAGATCCTGCCTTTCTTCAACAGAATTGCATTCAGCTAATTGTGCATTGAAATCATCAACTGTTATTCCTGACCATTCCAATGCATCCGCCAAGGATCCTTGTACTTCTCCAAGCTGTGAACTGTGTGCAATTCCTTCTGCCAAGCCTTCAATCGGCAATGATTGCCCAAACTCCGCATACACTCCTGTTAGCGAATTAGTAAGGTCAGAAAGTTCTTCTTCATTGTCACAGATATTTGCAAGGTGCTGTGATGCTTCAACTGCTGCACCGGAATCACCAATGACCGCATTCAAATCCGAATATGTATTTTTCGCTTCTTCTGATGTGTGTCCTGCTTCAAGGAATGCCGATTCAAGCAATCCCATTTCAGATCTGTATTCTCTTGTACCTTCTACTGAAGCAATAAATGCAGTTCCCATTGCTACACCGACACCAACAACACCCTTTCCAAGTGTTTTTGCTGCCTTTCCGATTCCTTCAAAGGATTTCTTTTGCTTCTTTTCGGAATCACTTGCACGGTTTGTTGATTCATCTATTGCCCTGTTAGCTTCTGTATTGTCTATTGCTATTCTTCCAAGCAAACTGAACAATTCCATAAGCTTCACCTATTAAAATTTGAATGATTTCAAGATTTCCCTTGAATTATTGATAGTTGCATCAACCTGTGCATTCGACATTGCATGTGTGACAGGCTGACTTTGTGTCTGTATTTCCTTCTTCCAATCGTTGAATGATTTGTCAGACATACTGTGAAGATATAATTCCCACATCTTATGATCATTTTCTTTTTCAGATTCTTCTTGCTTTCGCTTGTTGTTAGATTCAATGATATCCTTCACAAGCTGTCCAAACTGCCCATTTTCAATGTATATGTTCATGAATTCAATTGGACATGTGTATCTTGAATACATCATGTCCATGAACTCAAATTCTCCCATTAAAGCAATTTGGAAAGCACCTTGAAAAAAGATGTATTCTTCACCCCACTGAATGAATCATAGATCATCAACGGAAGTGTTCCGAATTCCATTTCCTTGATTTCATCCGGCTGCATACCTGACAGACTAGAATAGAATGAATAAATATCATCTTCTGCCTTGTCAAGATTTCCAATGATCATTTCAGCCATATCAAGCACCACAAGAATTCCGACTTCTTCGACCGTCTTCCCTGCCGACAACTGCTGAAGTGTGTTTTTGAAGTTCTGTAAGCCGATTTTACGAAGTATTTTAAGCAAAGGGAACAAATCCCCATCCTTCAAATTTCGAAGTGAAAATGACCGTTCTATGCAATTAGAATCGGCATCATTTGCAATCACTTCTTCAATCATTTCTTCCGCTTCCTGATTCACTTTGTTTTCACTCATTATTTAAAACCCTTTCCTTATGCTGTTTTTGTTGGATAGAAAATATAAATTGGCAGCTTGTCATATACACCGCTTTCGAAATCTGCTGTTGATTTGAATGTTGTTGCAACAACAGATGTTTCCTTGTTCTTGTTGTCTAGTTCAAGACCTGAAGAACAGATTGCATTTTCCATGATCACAATGATGTTTGTGCCATCTGTCATAGTTCCGACAAATGCAATATTGTCAAGATAATCACTTAATTCGATAAGTGACTTTGTTTCAATCTGTGTGAAGCCTTTGATCAGGCTGTTTGTCACTTCTTTACCTACAATTGCACGTTTGAGTGATTCCACAGTATGCTGTGCAAGGTTCACATCAAGTGTTCCTGTTTCTCCGGTCTTCTGATTAAGACCTTTGATTTCTACTGTTGCACCATCAACTTCAATTGGTGTAATCTCCGGAACGATAGAAAGCTTATTTCCACCATTTGTTGCACCAAGTACATGATCTTCATCATCTGTCCAAGCTCCGACAACATAATCATCAACAGCAGGTGTATAATTATCTTCAACACCAATGAATGAATATGCTGTTGTAGTTACCTTGCTAATCTGAATCGTTGTTGCTGATTCTGTTGTGCCATCAGCAACGATTTTCAATGCACCTGCATCACCTGATTCAGCTTCTGAATAAATGTATTTAAAGTTTTTAAATACGCAACCTGCACCAAGTAAGAAATCGTTAGGTGTGTTGCTGTTGATTCCTGATTTTCTCATATCAATTTCCTTTCCATTCTTTGATTTTTAAATTGATTTGCATTCTTTTGTGCAAATAATCACCTGTTGGGATAGGAATTGCATTCCCATAAAAAATAGCAACCGTTGAACCATTGTTCAAAGTTGCCATCTTTCCACCGATTGTAGGAAATAATGTCCTAATCGTCTGTTTATCCGTTTCAAGTGTTTGCAGATTCCGTGCTGTTCCTGTCAGAATGAATTCTGCTTCATCCTGTCCATCTTCATTCAATGATTCATTTTCCTGATATTCACCCACCCAATAACGATCAGTGATATCACCATCAAATTCCATGAAATCATATGGGATGTTTGCAGCAGCCATTGAATCTGCTATGTATTTAAGTGTTTCCTTCTGCATTAGTTCATCCCTTCCTTGAATATCCTTTCCGCCTGTGCAATAATTGCATTCTTTCTGCTATTGAAGGCACTTTGCAAAGGTCTTCTTGGCTTCATACCTGTTGTGAATACGAAGGTAAGCTTTCCGTTTTTATCCCTTCGGACTTTCTTCCAACCGTATTTTTCAGCATCCTTCAATGGAATGCATCCTTTACCATTTCCAACCTTGATCCACCAACCGCCTTTTCTACCATCATTATTGACAGCATAGTCACCTGTTCCAAGTTCATACCAAATAGCAAGTTCCATTGGATTTCCAACCTGTGCTTCACCTTTTGATTCATCAACATGATATGTCCATGAATCTTTCAATCCACTGTCACCGCCTTTTGTGTTCTGCTGTGTCACAGATTTCAATTCACCTGCTGCTTCATGCAAAAAAGCAATTGTTGATGCATTAAGTGCTGCCTTCACATTTATACTATTATCTTCGAACTGAACCGCCATTATTGACCACCTGTATATTTTAAATAGATTTCTAGCTGCTTATGTAACCACATAGGATCATCAATGTATTGCACATCATAGATTTCACCATGTTCATCAATTACCCTACTGTTTTCAGCCTTGATTCTGCTGTCAAGTTCCTTCCAATCACCAAGGAACACATGCGTTGATTCAACAATCTTTGCATTATATGAAGTCATAGGTGAATCACCGGAAGACATGTCAATGAATCCGCATAATTCCTGAACTGTAACCCAACTTGGAACACGTTTTCCAATATCATCTGTTGTTGTGCCATCCTTGATCTGAATCTTGATTGTTGTGTTTCCACCTATCATATTGACACCCCCCTAGAATCTAGCCTTGATATAAGGCTTCATAAAGCCTGTCAGTGACTTTGGATATCCAAGCATAGAATTATCCCCATCCATGTTGAAATAGGTCACGGAATGCCTTGAAATCGTTTCTGATTGTATTCCTACTTTGTCACGGTTTTCAAGTTCCCACTTCATCATATTGACAACACCCATCTGCACATCCATTGGATAATCAACCTTTGTCACAAGGACATCAGATTCATCGAATAGTGCTTTGTTCAGTTTTATAAATCCATCTGATATTGCATCAATATAATAAACACCATCTGCATACATTGAATTTGATATCTGAACTGTATCACCAACCTGAAGAAGATTAGTTGTCAAATATAACTTTGTTGACATGGCAGGGCATGTGAACCGGATGTTCCGCTGTTGGAAGTTATTATTCGTGTATTTCCTGATCAGAAGTTCAAGTGCCTGAAGCCTAGCTTCAAGCACCGCATCTGATTCAGTTGTTTCAATAAAAGTTCTTAACTTTTCAACTGAAATAATCATTAGGGATTCCCCCTTTTTTACTGTCTGAACTTCGCAATTACAACCTTTGCTGCATTTGTAAGTGCTACACCGTAATACTTTGCAGCAGTGATGTCATGCTTCTGTTTCTTTGGAAACCACTCATGATCAACCTGTGTATCTTTCTTTAAGAAGATAGTGATTGCAGGAAGTTCATCTTCTGTGTACTCTGTTTCAGCAGAATCAGCTTCCATCTTGATGATAGGACACATATATCCTGCTACACCTGAATATGTTCCACCTGCTGTGAGTGTACCTGCTGCACTGTTAGTAGAAAGAACAGGAGCAACCGCAAGACCTACACCATAAGATCCTGTCTTTTCTGTAAGTGTAACCTTTGCAGAAGAAGCAGATGCAGAATAAGGGCATGATGAATCGGCTGTGATAGCTGCTGCAAGACCTGTTGCAACCGCTGCTGCTGTTGTTCCTGTTGATGTGAATTCATACTTACCAATTGCGAATTTTTCACCTGATGCAATTGTTCCACCAACTGTGACTTCCCTTGAACCCTGTGTGATGTCAAATGTTTTAACCTTCTTTGACTTCTTGATCCAACATCCTGCAATCTTACCGATTGCACCATTGACTGCAACACCTGCCTGAAACTTATCAGCAGAAAGGAAATCATCATCCTGAAGAAGTGTTTTTTCCTGTCTAGGATGAATGAACATAACCTTGTCAATTCCGTCTTCTTCGTCTTCGAACTGTGTAACACCTTCAACTACTCCATCATATCCAATATCTGCTGATGAACCATCATAGATGTTTGTTGATGTGTATGCTGCTTCAAGAACATCATTGTCAACCTTTCCAATGATTGCTTTTGCAAGCTGTGTTTCAGCCTGTCCAATAGGATTTCCAAGACCTGAATTGATTGCTGTCTGTAAGATTGAAACTGCCTTACCAATACACTTGATTGTGAAAGTAACGAATCCTGCTGTAAGGTTAGTTGTTGGGATCTCACCTTCAGGATTCTGATCAGATGCTGCTTCAACATCAAAGTCTTCTGCATCACCAATGTAGTTCCATGAAGGAACTGTCTTTGTGTCACCTGCTGTTCCCTGAAGTGTTGTGTCAACCTTTGCATAAGGGATCAACTTTGCCTGTGCTTCAATTTTTGCTTCGATCATGTCACCCATGACCTGTGGATTGATTATGTTACCTAATTTTGTTGTACTCATGTTTCGTGTACCTTCCTTTCATTATTTACTGTTCATTGCTGTGTTATATGCTTCCGGATTCTCATTAAAGAGCTGCATTCTTTCAGCATATGGTTTCTTTAAGATCTCACTTCTTGTAAGACCTTTATTTTCATCATTTTCAGGAAGCTTGTTTTCGTCAATCTTCTTCGCACCTGATGATGATGTTTCAAACATTGTTGGATATTGTGTTTTTAATCCTGATATTTTATCATCCCATCCCTTGATATGGTCTGAATCATCCAATTCCAACACTTCACCCTTTTCCTTCAGCTTTCTTTCAAGTGCAATTGCAAGCAGTTCTGCATTTTCCTTCTTTACTCCTTCAGCAAGTATTGCAACATCAAGTGCATATTTCACTTTTAATTCGATTTCCCTTGCCTTGGATTCTGCAAGAAGCTTTTCAGCATCTGCCACTTTCTGCTGAAGTGTTTCAGCATCCACTTTTCCTTTCTTCAATGATTCAATGGTTTCTGTCAAAGTCTGAACATCAGACTTGCTTGCATCAAGTAATGCCTGAAGGTTTTCATGTTTCCCTTTGCCTACATACTCACCCATTCCAAGGTTTCCAATCTTGATTTGATTGTCCTTGTTTGCTTCGTCACCATTGTGTGCATTGATTGCCTGAACCAATTCATCATAGGTCATTGATTTGTCACCATAGATTGCTTTTAAAAATTCCATCTTTCTTCCTTTCTTTTTTGCATTGTTTTTCAATGTGGTATCATCCACCGCAAAGCCTAGTTTCAATGTCATGCGACAGGACATATTTGAATGGATAAATGCCCCATTCTTGGCATATAAAAAAGACAGCCGATTGACTGCCTTTGATATCATTGCATTAAAAAAGCACCCTACTTTTTAGAATGCTTTTTTATCTTTATTTATCATATACATCAACAATAATTCCGTTTCTAAAATCACTATTATCAAGTGCAGGAAATATTGCATCAAAATGATTCAAAACTTCCGGATCCTTTATATCTAAACTACCCTTGAATTCTTCACGTCTTGAATCGTATTCTTCATATGTTTTAATTGCTAAAAATTTTTCTTTTGCTGTCATAAAATTGTACCTTTTATCAATTTCATTGCTTTATCAGATATCTTTTTATTACTCATGTACTTCTCAAAAGGTTCTGAAATACACTCACCCAAAACATCAATATTTATTGTTCCATCAGGATTCAAAGCATCACTTGGTTTATCAACATATAATCTTGATTGATATTCTGTTTCGAATCGATCTCCATCTAATACAAATGTTACTATCGTATTTCCTAAATTATCATGATACTTTTTTTGTTTAATATTGTCAATTGTAAGACCTTCTGTCAAATATTTCTTGTAATCATCAACATCATCCTTGTTCATCATATAGCATTCAATAAGATGTCCATATTCATGATGTACATGTGATTCTTTCGTACCAATTCCCACATGAATGATTTTATTATCAGTATCACATGCACTTGAATTATGACCAAATTCAAATACTACATCAGGAAGATTTGATTTCACTTTTGTTGGCAATTTCATATATGCATCTGCAACCGTAACCGTATCTTGATATTTTTGTTTCGCTGACATATTTATGTTCGGTTTATCACGCAACAGCAAATCATTCATCTTTTGTGCATTACTTCGGACACGTTTTTCATCAATTTCTTTGAAATACTGTTTTTTGAAATCCTGATAATCTTTTGCTTTAATCTTAAAAAGCTTTGTTGCACCATCATCTGATATTTTTTCAACCGCATCCGGTGAATACTTGGTGATGTCTTCACCTAATGCCCATCTTGCCCTTTGTAACAATACACATCTGCAATTGATATCTTCAGAAGGTATTCCGAAATGTGACGGTGCAGAAACTGTTCCACCGGAATATTCAAAGTCTTCATCAAGTTCCCTGATCTGACCGTCTAATTCACGGTGATGTGGTCTTGTCTTGCCATCAAGCGAAGCATCCCACTGTTTCACAATGTCAGCACCTTTTTCCCTTGCCTTCTGCTGTGCATCCATAGAAGACTTGATGTTGATCCTATGTCCTTCTGTTCTAGCAATACGCATTGCATTGTTTAGATTTACATTGGCATGACCGGATATATTCCTTGCTATCTCATTATATGTAGCAGCAGAAGATATTCCCCTGCTGATTTCACCTGCTATATTCTTTTTCAGTGCTTTCATATCAAAAGCACTGTATAGATTGGTTGAAAGCTTTGTATCATGCTGAATGGCTTGTACAACCTTTTCCTGATCAATAGGGAATATCAACGGAATACCCTGTGATTGAAGATCATACATTGTTCCAACAAATCCATCTTCATAGCATTGTGTCAGATATTCGGACACCGTTTCAAACTCATTATTATTAAGCTGATTCAGGATGCCTTCAATCTGATCCTTCAATGCCCTTTGATATTCTGCCTGATATATGACATGCTGCATGTCTGCATCTTCTCTGTTCATTAAATACTGAAGGTTGCTGTTGATCCCAAGCAGTGCATCTTCATAATTCTGTTTTAATGCTTCAAGCACTTCCTTTTCATTATTCAGAAGTGCTTGCTGAACCTGTTTCTGTTCCTTGTTCATCTACTACAACCCCATTCAATGCACCCTGTGCATCCTTCAATGCATTTTCTGCTTCATTAGGATCCGGAATCTTGTCTTTGATTGATTCATAGTCAATATCTAATGCATCACATATATTGATCACAATCGTTTCATTATCAAGTGTATTTGCAAGTGAAAGAAGCACGTTCACAATGATCTGCATCTTCTGTGCTTCCGTCAATGCGATCTGTGCATTTTCCTGTGCATTTGACATCACTTCAGGTGTGAAATCAAAATATACATCCTTCATCTGATAGTCAGTGCCTTCAACATCATTGATTTCCTGAATAACAACCTTTATAAGCTTACGAAGGAACTGTTTCAACCTTATTTCTAGCTTGGAACACTTCAAGTCAAGCAATGAATATGCAGATTTGATTGCAATGTTCGTTGTGGCATTGGTATCTTTCAGACCTGCTGTGTTTAGACCGAAACCGAATCTGTATATATTCTTTTCATCTAGTTCAAGCTTCGCTTTTCTTGCTTCAAATGGGATGTCAACTGTATGAACTTCAACACCGCCATCATCATCAACACCAATCAGCTTCTTTGTTTTCAAGTTCTGCTGCAATTCGTCAAGGTTATCACCCTGAAACCCCTTTACAACATGGATAGGTGTATCAAAATCAACAAGATTATTCGAAAGACTTGATGCATGAATATCATAATCATCAATCAATGGCTTGACCGTTTTCAGACTGCTGAACTGTTTCTTGTTGTTATCCAATCTAAAGAACGGAATGAAGCCGAAATTCTCATAATATGTGGCATTATCCCCTTCCTTCTTGTACAGTGTGTGTGGTTTTGGATTGATTTTCTCTGATTCATCAGGAATAATATTTCCGCCATCCGCCTGAACATAAAAATAGGTTTGGTTTTCATCCCAAACCTGAATTCTTTTTATTGTTTTCCTTCCTTTTTCAATTCGGTCTATATACCAATAGATCACATAGGCACATCCATCATCTGTGTCCTTTTCTCTGACTTCTACAACACCGATTGAATCAGCACACATGAATGACAGCTTGTCTTCTGCATTCTTGTATGCATACATGTATTCGAATCCTTTTGTCTGACATCCGGTGATTACTTCAGCAAATTCAGATGTGAAATCTTCATTGTCATTGAAGTATTCATTCATCTTGTCCTGAAGCTCCGGAATATCTGATTTGATGAATCCATCTTCTCCGGAAAGAATATATTGCACTGCCTGATCTACCAATTCCGTGAAGAACGGATGTGGAATCTTCACATTGCTTCTTGTTGTATCTTCCACAAGGATTCCATCTGCATTATAGTAAAAAAGTCTATAATCTTTGATATCATGATCACCTTCATAATATGCTTGACCTTTTTTTGCAAATATTTTCTTTGTAGAACTTGCATCATCATCAATAAATTGTCTTATTTCTTCTACTGTTAGCATTTATCATTCACCCCCTACAAGCGGTTTTTGTGTATAAGGCTTGTGTGCCTTTCTTATGTATATAATTCCTTGAATCACTTGGAAAACATCATCATCAGCATCAAATAGCCTGATTTGATATCCGCTTGAAAGGAATCCTGTTGTTTCTTCCGGTTCTAACTTCACACTGACTTCATTATCATCAATAAGGCATTCTTTTTCAGTTCCTGCCATTGTGAATATCGCATGACATCCGGTCAAATCCATTGCTGTTCCGTCTGAATCCTTAACTGTGACATTGATCCAATGTGAAGTTGCTTCATCTATATTTATATTGTGTTGAACCATATTTGATTGTGACATGATGTTGCTGCCTTTCTGAATCGTTGCTGTGACATTTTCAGTGAATCTTTGCTTTTCTTCTGTATATAAGTACAAATAAAACCATGAAGCCATCAGATCACCGCCTTTGTAACTGATAGACCTGAAATGACAGCATGATTCAATAGTAATTCTTCAATATTTAACGATATGATGTAATTACCATCTTCAATATAATAAGTATCGAAATATATTGATGTATAATTTGAATCACCAAAGAATCCTATTCTGAACATATCTATTGATGAATCAATTGTAATTTGAACTATCTTGTTTCCTGTTGTTTCAAACTGTGCTAGTTCATCAACATATGCCCAATTTTTGCTTGTTTCAATATATATCTTTGAATAATCCTGATTTGATGAACCTGTGTCTTGAACTATTGTTCCATTGCTGAATGTAGAACCTGATCCTGCTATATATCTATCATAATCAAGCACATTCACCGCTTCATATGTTCCATCAGACCAATATCCATCTGATCCATGACCAAATACTGTGATTGTGTATTCACGATCACCTTCTGTCAGTTCTTCATCATCAACATACACCGTTGCATTTGTATTTGCTGCAAGACTTCCACCGGATTCAACCAACAATCCTGAACCATGTCCAATTGTCTGTCCTTGATATGTTGCCCTAGCTTCCCAATTATTCAAAGGCATATCAGCATGAAATACCACTGTTGCCTGATCATGTCCTGAAATAGCAGAAATCTTTGTTGCTGAAGGTGTTCCAATTGTAATAATAGGAGCTGCCATATAAGCACCCCCTTACAATGACCAAATGCCGACAGATGTCTTGACAAACACCTTGATGATTTTCTGACCGTCACCTGCTGAAGCAACTTCCAAATCAGCACCTTTGATTGTGCAGTTCTTTATTACACCTGCTGAAACTTCACCTTGTCCACTCATATTTGTAGAACCGTTTGTCATGCCGATTGTTGTACCTGCATCATGAAGGCTGTCTGTTGATGGAACAACCTTTACCTTGAATTCTTCATATGTTGTGTCAGAAGTGAAGCTGAATGCACATGTATCTTTTCCACTGTTTTTGCTGATTTTTGTCACATCAGGATTTCCAACTGTTACTGTTGGAACTTGCGTGTTCAATATAATGCTTGTATCTGATGAAGATGATATATTGTACACATCATCACGAACCTTAACATATACAGTTTTCTGACCATCACCTGTTGCTAGTGTGATTTGATTCGAAGCCTGATATGTTTCCCATTGTGCATCTGATTCTGTTGCAGCACCATCAATTCCCCATACCTTCATGGTATATCCGGTTGTAACTTGATCAGCAAGAACAATTGTCAATGTCACGTTTCTGTCTGTTGTATAAGTTGCACCATTGTTCAATTTAATTTGGTTGATTGTAGGTGCTGTTGTATCTAATGTAAGATTAAAATTATTTGCCATAAGATAAGCTCCTTTCATTGTTTAATTCACGAATTCTTATCTTATGTACAAAATATATTGAAAAGGCTTTACATCAGCCATTTCTTCTGTTTTCGCCATCCTTCAATTACATATCGAAGTGCAGCCATTGCATCATCCTGAAAAGCAACAGGTTCATCAAGATATTCACCTGATCTTTCATCCTTCTTCCATTTCCACTGCTGCAATTCCTTGATTGTATTAGTGCAGGAAGGATGCACATATATCTTTCTTTGTTTTAAGTAGTCAATCTGTGCCTTTACGGATCCACTTGAACCACCTTTATCAACACCCTTGGCACGATTATATCCTGCCTTGTTCCACATCTTTATTCTGTCCGGTTCTGCTGAATCACACCACATCTGTTTGTTTGTAGGAATATCAGCATCCTTTGCCATTTGAATCAATTCTGATGTATCTTTTTCAAATTCATATATTTCCTTTGTGATATAGATATCATCATCCCTGATTCCACAAGGAAGGATTGCATTGGCATGGTTGAAACCGAAGTCTTGACCGATTGCAAAATCATCATAATCGGCAGGATTCTGTGATATATCCTTCACTTCCCAATTGTGAAGAATAAGACCACCGATTTCACCCCATTCACCAAGACCATATATCTGATAGCCTTCAGGATCAACAATCTTTCGTCTTTCCATTCGTGCCTTGTATGCATCATCTATGAATCTATTTCCTAGATATGTACTGTGATGTGTCAGTACATTATCATCCGGAATATCAAAAAAGACTTTCTTTATCCAATGTGATTTATTCACCGGATTGAAAGTCATTCTAATCTGATAAAATTGTCCTTCAGGAAGTTCACCACGCAATCTATCATCAATAATTTCAAGATCTGCCTGTGTGAATTCCGTTGCTTCTTCAAGCCATACATCAGTAAGTTTTCCTTTTTGGAATGTGATTGATTTCAGCTTTTCCCTTTGTCTATCATCATTCATTCCCCTGAATATGATCTGATTGCCATTTGCAAGACATGTAAGCATCAAAGGTGATCTGTTGATTCTCCAATACTTTTCATAACTGTCACCGAACATCTTGTATATTGCCCCGGTAAGTTCTGCAAATGTACTGTCACGGTTTGTGATATCTGATTTACGCATTGCAACAAGGTTTCTACCCTTGTCATTCATTAAACGCAAGATGTAATTCTGTGCAGTATCAACCGATTTTCCGGATCCGGCTGAACCTTTCATCACAATATATCGTTTCTTGCTCCTATCGACTTCTTTGAAGCCTGAATTCATTTGAACGTTTATGTTCATCAGCCTTCACCGCTTTCTTTTCTTTCAATGCTTTCATTCTTGATTCTTTCATGACATGTGCAATGGCTTCATCTGCTGTTGGATCATTATATTTTTCCTTATTCATCAGCATCACTACTCTTTTCCCAATATTCTTCATCATTGTCCATGATTGAATATAGGTTCATACCAAGTTCTCCAAGCATTGATTCGATAACATCACCAAGAATGTTTTCAATATATTCTTTGATGATTTTATCCTGTGTTTCCGAACCTGTGGCAATGTACGGTTCAAAATTATCAACACAATCAATCATACAAGCCATGCCCTTGATATATTCTTTGTCAATAGGCTTCAAATCTTTCACATCATATGTTCCAATCCCTGATGCACTTGGAATTGAATATTCATCAATCTGTTCTATCATGCTTTTGTTTTCATCAATTTTTCCAATACAATTCATTGTTTTGCCTTTCTATTCATCACCATAATCAATGCTGATTGTCAGTTCCATATCAACATCAGTTTCAACCTTGTCTGTATATATTCCGTATCGTTTACCAAGTAATTCAGCAGCCTTCAATTTGTCCTTTTCGGATGGTTCTTTTTCGATTGTCCTTGCTTCAGAACATCCATCACCAACACCTTCAACAACTATTTCTGTTGATTTGCTTTTACCACGAAGAACAGAAGTCAAATACCGGAGAACTTCATCCTGATCAGCAATCAGTTCTTTGTTCTTTTCAGCCATTCTTGCATCAATATATGCTTTCATGTCCTTATTGAACTTTGAACTTGGTTTATCTTGGCTTTTCTCATTTATCCAATCACTAGCTTTATATGCTGTTTTCTCTGAATAACCTGCTCTGATAGCTGCCTGTGTAGCATTAAGGTCAATCAGGTATTCATCACAAAACCTTTGTTGTTTGGCTGTCATATTAGCCATATTTCACACATTCCTTTCACGAAAAATGCCTTGAACATTGGGAGGAGAAACGAAAACAACATTCAAGGCAAAAAGAAAAGGATTCCGTTGGCAGCAACGAAATCCTTAATCGCATTATTATATTATACATATATCACTTTTGGCATGGGTACTTCAAGATGTTTCATGGGTAATTGTGGGTACTTTTGTAATTTTTTTTCCTAAAAATTCTTGAACGTTGCGAATTCCGCTTCCATGTACAGTTTTCACCCATTTATATGATTTACCATATATATCAGCAATTTCCATCAATGTTTTGTTCTGAATATATCTTTTATGCAATACATCATATTCATCAGCAGGAAGATGTTCAATTGTCTTGATAACACCCTGCTTTGTATTGACATACATATCAACCAATCTATTGATTTCTTCTTGTAAATCAATTATTTTGCAAACCACATCAGCCATTTTCTGCTGTGATCCTGAAGATTGTACCCTATCACCATCAGAAGCTGTGGTTGTACCGATTGCAATAGAATACCACTGTTCCTTTTCAATCAGCTTGTTTTCTATGAGCTTGTCAATCTTTTTAACCTGCATCAAATAATCTTTAGCTTTCATTGGATTCCCCTTTCATCAATTCTTTTATTTCTTTCACAAGGTCATATCTCTTGCAACATTCAGCAATGTGATCAATCTGTTCCTTTGTCAAACATAGACGATAATCATTTGCATCTTCTCTGTAAGATATGATATGTTCATAAATATTAAAATCTTTCACTGTTCGTCACCATAAACCAAATAATCAAGTGTTTATTCTTTCATTCTCTGATTCTATCTGCTCACAATAGCCTTCTTTATTCCACCACGCACAATCCTGACAATACTCCTTATTCGGTTCTTCAGGACATTCGGCATCAAATCCATGGTAGCCTATATCATCCATTAATCCTTCTCTCATTCTTCTCTCCTATCTGATCCATATTGTAAGTTTCAAAAAGCCATCTTATTGCTGATACAAGACTATCCTTGTTTACTGAATTATGTGTTTCCATATATGCTGTCTTATAGATTGCCAGTGCTATTTCATCATTTGAATAAAGATTTGCATTGATAAGATTTGGCTTTTCAACTCCATTAAAGCAATTATGAAATATTGCTAAACTCTGTCCGTCTTTCATATATCCCCCTACAAATTCAAAGTACCAACATTATTTATGTGAGTGCAATTAGCACCACTTTGTATTACTGTGGTTTGATGTATATAATCCCAACCAATAGGCTGAATTCCAAGAATACAATACCCATCTTCAAGACCATATTCTTTTGCATCACGCAAAATGTATGTGATTATTCTTTTTGTCATATGTCCGGTGTATTCTTTTCCGTCAAACTCTCTTAATACAATTATGTCACCGACTTGATAATCTCTATCGTCTTTACGAATTTCAAATGTTTTTCTTTGGCTTGATACTCCATTGTAAAACTGTGGCAAAATCTTTAATTCGTGTTCTATCGGTTCTATTACTATAGGTTTGTGTCTATATGCTTCTTTTTCACTCATTCTTCTTTCCTTTCTTATATTTTTCTTTCAATCTAGCTTTCAACTTTGCTGCTCTTTCAACGAATTCAGGGATCATCAGCCGGATTTCCGAACAATTCCTTTTCAAGTGATTCATAATCATAGCTTCTTTGTTCATAATTGTTGAATTTGTTCTTTGGCTTCTGAATCCATGAAGGAACGGTTTCTGTTCTTCCTGATCTGTTGTCATAATTGCCATCAAGAACCTTTGCCATGTTTGAATCCTTAATCAGCCAATCAAACGTTGCTGACCAATTACGATCATTTGCACCTTTCAAGAATGAAGAAGCTTCAGCCTTTTCAAATAAAGTCTTGAAATCATCATATGAATATGTTTTCAGCCTTGCTTTGATAGCCTTCTTTCGATTATCAGATAAAGATTTCAGCTTTGGGAATGACACGCATGTGGCATTATACATATCAACGATACGTTGATAATCTATCTTTTCTATTTCTATATCTATATCTATTTCTTTTTCTTCTTCTCTTTCTTCTTCTAGGTGACTAACGTTAGCATCACTGTTAGCATCACTATTAGCCTTACATAACAGTTTTTGTTCTGCCCTTCTTTTTCGCATCAATTCTTTCTGATATTCTCTCTTTTTTTCTAGTGCATCCAATGATTGATGCTTGTTCCAATTTGGAATTGTTATGACACCATCAATCAATTCAATCATTCCAAACTGTTCAAATGTCTGTAACGCAAGCTGCACTGTTGCTTCATTCATCCTAAATATCGTTGAAAGCATCTTGTCAGTGTATGCTATCCGGTCATTCATCATGAAAACACCACTGTTGTTCATTTTTCCTGCAAGACAAAGAAGTTTGAACCAAACAACAATAATTGCATTTGCATCCGGAAGGCTTTCGATCAGAAGCATCTTTTCATCATCAAATATATCAGTTGTAATTTTTATCCATTTAACATCAGCCATCTTCTTCACTCCGATCAATAACCTTCTTGTATTGACTATTGCTTCCCCTAACCTTTGCATGACCTATTGCAGACAGGATTGCATTTCTTGTTTTTCCTGTGAAACCACATAATTCGCTTAATGTACCCACGAACAATGGAAGTTCATCATGTTTCTTGTCTACAATCATGTATATGTTTTTTTCAACATTTGGCATTATTATTCACCTTCTTCCTTGTACGGTTCAGGCAATGGCATCCATGCAATGACTTTCCAAACATTCAAGTCGAATTCTTTATGATTACAATGCCAAAATTCATAACCGCCATATCCGGTGAAAACCACTGTCACATGTCTTTGTCCATACTTGTTTTCTAATGTTGCAAGCACTTCATATCCTGCTATTTCAGGTAATCTTTCCGTGACCGGAATCCACTTTTCCTTATGTGGACATACACTGCACTTAATTTCTGCAAGTTCCATTACATCACCCCCTTCGCATATTCTCTGAAGGCTTCTTCATTGACCATTCTTGCAGCTTCAACATCAGCACAAGCAGCAAGTTCCGAATTGTTTTCCTGAAGCTTCTGTCTTGTTCTTCTGATCGTTTCCGGTGATGGAAGATTGTATTCCTTTAGTTTCATAAAGAATGTAAGAACAGGCATATGTTCAATATCAATTCCATGTTCCTTGCCTATTGCTGCATATGTAGCTGAAAGAAGATAATTGTCACTGTTTCTAGCCTTCGGATCATTTTCTAGAATATTTCTGACATAATCTGTTGTGGTTTTAAGTTCCATTGACTTACTCATTTTAGATCATCACCTTCTTCCTGATTCTCATAAAATTCCTTGTATATCTTCATAAAATCATCAAATGTCATTGTCACAAGAACATCAGCATTATTCTTTTTGTGGAACACAACCGGAAGATTACCTGATTCTTTTGCATCCCTTTTCGCCTGATCCATCCAATCATACAGATTCATTCTTTCCTGATGCTTTGCTTCAATATGGATGTAAGGCAATCCGACAACATCAGATGCATCACCTGTGTTTCCACAATACTGTGCTGTTCTTCGTGCTTCAAAACCATATTCCCTTAACTTGGATGCAAGGCTTCTTTCGAACCTTGCACCCTTCTGTTTTGAATTTATTTTCCCCATATCGCAACCCACCTTACATGAATGGAAGTTCTTCTTCAATACCATCCGGAATATGCACGAAATCATCTGAATTTGCATGTGAAGGTGCTGAACCGCTTCCGGATCCCTTGCTTTCACAAAAATCATGAGCTTCAACAACAATATCTGTTGTATAGTGCTTCACACCGTCTTTTTCATAGCTTCCGGTCTGAATTCTTCCTTCAACACCAATCTTCATTCCTTTGTGAAGATATTTTTCAGCGAATTCGCCATTCTTACCAAAGGCAACACATGAAATGAGATCTGCTGTCT